GGTCTGAAACAGCGGCCAGAAGCTATCCGGCCTGGTGGGGTCGTGGGCCAGCAGCTCAGCCGGGGTGCAATCCAACGCCCGGCACAGGCCCAGGAACGATTCGGTGCTTACCCACTGCTTGCCGTGCTCGATCTGGGAGATCGATGACGACGTGAGGTCGACCATCTCGCCCAGCTTCTCCTGGGTCAGTCCGCGATAGGTTCGCCACTGCTTGAGGAAGTTTGGGACCACCAAGTCTTTATCGGCCATGCCTAAGTGTCCCACCTTCGGGCGCTGGCTAGCCATGCAGTGTGGCTTACATTTCATCTTGACTTATATTCAGTGTGGCTTAATCTCGCCGCATGGAACCCCTCCGTGACTACCTGAAAGCCGAACGCGGCCGAGCGAGCCGCCTGGCTGAGGCCCTCGACCTCTTCCCCAGCGCCATCTCGCAGTGGAAAGAGATCCCGCCCAAGTACGTGCTCGAGATCGAGCGCATCACGGGCATCTCGCGTCACGATCTTCGGTCGGACATCTACGGGCCGGCGCCCGCTCCGACACCCGAGCCCGCCCAGCAGAGCGCCGCGTGACCGGCCCGTCGCCCGCCAAGAGCGCCGTCCTTCGCCGCCTGCGGGTGGAAGAGGGCGACATCTATCTGGCCGAATACTTCAACCGGCCTGAAATCAAGATCGGCTTCACGCTCAATCTGGAGCAGCGCAAACGCACCTTGTTCGCGCCATGGGACCCTGGCCGCATCGTCGCGACGGTCCGGGGCATGTTCGTCGAAGAGCAAGCGATACATCGCGCCCTGCGCCACCTGTCCGTGCGGCAGGTGTGGCCCATCGAGACCTACCCGCGTTCGATCCTGTCTCACCCTGCCATCCCCGCCGAACTGCGGAGCGCTGCATGACCTCCACCGTCTCTCTCGACCATAGGGAAGAGGAAATTGGAGTTCAGCCGCAGCGGGCGGCTCCTTTGGAGCATGCCGCTAAAGGCCCTTCTGCATCTGGCGGTGAGATGGTCGCGACACTCATGCACGCCGGCAGCACCTTGGCGCGCAACGCGATCATGGAAGAACTCGTGCGGATGGCGGCGTCGAAGGCGAAGTTGCCGAATCAAATCGGCTACCTGAATGCCTGCGCCGACATCGCGGCGTTCATCCGCGCCGCGCAGCACAAGTCCGACCGCGCCAAGAACACAAAGGCCGCCTAGATGCCCATGCAAGACGAACTCGGGATCGTGACGGCCGCCCGGCAGCGCCGCGAGACCTACGCCCGCTTCATCGACAAGCAGGTTGCCCAGCGTCTCGAGGAACCCGCCACCAAGCTCGCAATCTCCCGCATGGTGGACGACCGGCTGAAGCTGGAGATTGAGGGCATCGTCGCCCGTCGTGCAGCCAAGGCGGCCGAGGAAATGGATGCGGCCACGCTGCCCACAGGACCGTCTGTCAGCGCCATCCTGGCCGCCGTGGCCGAAGTCACCAAGATCCCCGCGCAAGAGCTGCTGGGACCGCGCAGAGCCCGCCCGCAGGCCCGCGCCCGCCAGATAGCGTACCGACTCTTTCGCCGCCTCCGGCCCGACCTGAGCCTCCCCGCGATCGGCAGGGCGATGGGCATGCGGGACCACACCACAATAATTTCGGGATTGCGGCGTGGGGATCTGCTCATGGAAACCGACACGCCATGGCGCGAGCAACATGATGCCGTGATGGCGGTGCTCACCAAATGACGCCACTCCGCGCCCGCCTTGAGAGCAAATCGATGCCGGAGCCGAACTCCGGCTGCTGGCTTTGGCTGGACTACACAAATCGCCAGGGGTACGGGCGCATGCTTTGGGAGGGGCGCCCCCAACTCGCGCACCGGCTGTCATTCGAGGAAGCGAAGGGGGCTATCCCCGACGGTCTGTACGCCTGCCACAAGTGCGACGTGCCGAGTTGCATCAACCCTGACCATCTGTTCGCGGGCACGCCAGCCGACAATATCGCCGACATGCTGACGAAGGGACGCGAATGCCGAGACCCCCGCCCATATCAGCAAGGCGAGCGTAACCAAAACAGCAAGATCACCGAGGATGTGGTCCGCGGCATTCTCGTCTCGCCGCTCGCCCAGCGGGCCGCCGCGAAGGTCTACGGCGTCGCCCCCTCCTGGGTGCAGCGCATCCGCAAGCGCGAGGTCTGGACGCACGTTCATGTGCCGGCCGAACAGATCCCGCCCCGGCGGTTCTTCACCAAGAAATCGGCCGGGACAACCCGAGCGGGGGCGCCATGAAGCCGTCCCGGCCGTGCGGCAACCATCGCCGCAAACTGAATCACCTTTGCGCTGCTCTCGGTTTGTCCTCTCCCGACTGCAGCGCTGGCCGAGCGATCACCCTCCCCGGGTCGCTCGGCCGCTATTCCCAACGCGCGAGCGCCAACACGTCCGGCACCCCCCACTCGCGCAACCTCAGTGACAGCATCTGCTCCACGCAACGCGGGGCCTTCCTCGCGGGGTGCGGTCACTCTTTCTTCGGCCACCCCGGCATCACGCCTATCAACGGGTGTGTCCTGAATCTTGTCGCGAGCGGCCACGAGCCTGGCAGCCAAGCCGTTCGCGATAGTGCCGAGTCTTTGGAATGTTCCGGCGGTCTTCATGCCCCTGAGTTTGCATGGAGTGCGCCGCAATGTTTGGTCCCAGGAAGAGGCGAAAAGTTCAGTCCATGAGTTCGCTCACGGTTTCTACGCACGACAGCACTGCCGTCCTTGCCGAGAAACTGCGCGGCTATGGCGCGAAGGTGCTTGCTCGCATGGTCGGCACGTCACCGCGCACAACCAAGAACTGGCTGGACGCGAGCAATGCTCCGACGTGGAAACACACCGTAGCAATGCTCAATGACGACGAGCTTTGCACCAAGCTGCTCGAAGCCGCTGGGCGCGGGGATCTCGCGCGCCACCAAGAGACAATTGCCGCTTTGAAGGCGGCCCTCACCAGCGAGGGGAAATGACGCCGTCACAAGCGAAGATCGAAGCGGGTTCGATTCCAGAGCCGAACAGCGGCTGCTGGTTGTGGCTCGGCTGCGACAACGGCACGGGATATGGCCTCACATGCCGAGGCGGCAAGCAGATGTATGCGCACCGTGTCGCCTACGAGGCCTTCCATGGGCCGATCACCCCGGGTCTTTTCGTCTGCCACCGCTGCGATGTGCGCGCCTGCGTGAACCCTGACCACCTCTACGAAGGCACGCACCAGGACAATATGGCGGATCGCCGCCGCAAGGGCCGCCAAGCGCGAGGGGCGCAACTGGGGCGCACGAAGCTGACCGCCGAGCAGGTGCTGGCGATTATCGCTGACGGCCGGACGCAGGATGCAATCGCCGCCGACTACGGCATCCGCCAGAGCAACGTCAGCCGGATCAAGCACAGGCGCATCTGGACGCATCTGCAGGAAGCAGCGGGCAGGGGAGACCTTGCACGCTCGGCGGAAACAATCGCGGCGCTCAAGGCGGCGCTGGTGAGCGAGGGGAAATGAGCGAACTTGGTCGCGCTATCTGGCTGACGATTCTCTACATGGACCATCTGGCCATCGCCCGCATCCCGCTCACTCGCAGCGAGTGGATCTGGGGGAGGCTTCTAAAGCGATGACCGCCCTCTACATCCGTTTCCACCGCTGGCAGGGCTTCGCGCTGACGAACGTAGAGCCTGACCTCTTTTCGTATGTGTTCAAGCTCGGCTTCGTCACCGTCTACGTCTGCAAGCAGTGCCTGCTCGGGGCCTATCGAAAGCTGCGCCGCACAATCGAGCGCGCAGTCGATGAGGAGGGACGGTGATGTTCCTCTTTGGCTTCATCGCTGGCTTCTTCCTTGGAGGCTGCACTGTCTCTCTCCTTCTCTGGTTGAAGATAAATGGGTGAGGGGAGTGGCTACGCGCTGCGCGCTTCGCGGCGGACCTTGGCTAACAGGAGTGCGACATGACCGAAGAAGAAGCCAGAAAGCAGCTTTGCATCGGCCCCGAAAACTGCGGCAGCACCAAGGGTATGCTGCGGTACTGCGTCGGCTCTGCCTGCAAGATGGCGTGGCGGTGGATTCCCGCAGAACGCGAGCAGTGCGGCTACGGCGACCAGCAGCGCCCGGAAGGCGAGGGGTGGTACATCGTGCCTCGCGGCAGCGTATCGCGGTGGGTGCGCGACGTGCCGCCGACCGAAGGCTACTGCGGACTGGCAGGCAAGCCATGACCGACGCCAAGCTCAAGTCCTACGTCGAGCGGGTGAAGTCGCTGATAGAGCAGCAGAAGGTGATCGGCGCCGACATCACGCAGGTCTGCAAGGACGCCCGGGAGGATGACCCGGACCTAGAGCCGTCGATGATCCGCTTCGCGGCGCGCGAGCTTCTGCTGGACGCCACCAAGCGGGCAGAGCGTGACGACAAGCGCCACCAGTACCTGCACGCGGTTGGCCTGGCGGTCGACATGGTGAGCAACGGCGAAGTGTCCCTGCGCGAGGCCGCGAAGGCGTGCGGGGTGTCAAAATCCAGCGTTCACAGGGCGTTGGCTGTCCCAGCAGTGTCCCAGCCCGAGATGCATGCAGACGACCTAGGCCGCGTCGATCTGCCGAACTGCGGCGCAACGGGCGCGTTCGATGCCTGCGACTACCCGCGCTGCGACTGCCATGCCGACGACCTCGGTACTGCCGAGGACGTGCGCGTGATGACCGCCGACGATCTGGGCGATCCGCTGTGGGTGGTCGACAGGGACCGGGCGAAGTTCAAGGAGAAGATCAGGCGCATCGCCTCGACCATCAAGCCGGTGCAGGAAGTCGGGGCCGGTGATCCGCGACCCGAAGGCACCCCTGATCTTACACCCCCTCCATTCCTTGATCGCCGTCGCGCGGTGACAGCATGACCGAGTTACGCCGCCTCCGTCGTGAGCATGCGAAAGCGCGAAGACTCTGGAAGATCACCAGAAAGCCCAAGGCTTGGGAGGCCATGCGCGACATCACCACGAAGATTGTGGCGTTGAGTGGTGCCTCGCTTCGCTCGGGGCGGACCCTGGATGCAGGAGTGCGACAGTGAGCGAGAGCGCAGTGCAGCAACTCAACCGGCTCGGCATGGATGCCGTGGCGTGGGGTGCCGAGTTGAAGAAGCTCGGCGTCGTGGACTGCGACGTGCAGGAGGGCAGCCAGTTTCACGGCTGGCTCTGCAACATCATCATGGTCGCCTACGACCGAGGCACGCTCGACGCAGGCGGCACCCCGAACTGCTCGCCGTATTGGCTGGCCCGATGACCCGCTCCAAGTACCGCAACGTCCCGACCGTGGTTGATGGCGTTCGCTTCGACAGCAAGCGCGAGGCGAAGCGATGGGGTGATCTGCGGCGGCTCGAGCGTGGCGGCCAGATCAGCAAGCTCGAGCGCCAGGTCCCGTACCAGCTCGCCCCGTCGGTGAAGATCGCAGGCGAGAAGCGCGCTCGCCCAGCGCTGCGGTTCAAGGCCGACTTCCGCTACGTCGAGAAGGGCCAGACGGTCGTTGAAGATTCCAAGGGCCATTCCGACACGGCGTTCCGCATCCGCCAGCACTTGATGAAGGCCATTCACGGCGTCGACGTGAGGCTGTCATGATGGCAGGGAAAGCCAGCAAATACAGCATTATGCGCTGGTTGTTCGCCTCCCGTTCTGCTACATCAGAAGGCGAGGGAGCGGCACGTTACCAGCGCGCCGCCCCTCTAACCGCAACGACCTTTAGTGGAGGCCGTATTGGCTGAGAATCTTCCTAACACGAATCCGCCTACGCTTCTGCCGTGCCCGTTCTGCGGAGAGCCGGGCTATTTGGTTGGCCTCGGCAAGTTCTTCGTCGCTTGCGCGAAACCTGGGTGCGAGGCTGAGGGGCCCGTCAAGGTGTCGGCGACCGACGCCGCCGACTCGTGGAACGTCAGAGCCACCATCCCCGCGCCGGACGTAGAAGCGGCCGCGTTGCGCGCAGCCACGGAGAAGTTTGCGCGAGAAGAACGCTTGGCGCTCCTTCGACGCTGCAGCGACGTTGTGGACACGGCGCTTGAGAACGGATCGCCGCGTTCAACATGGAACGCCGCAGAAGAAGCCGTTAACGCCGCTCGCATCGACGCGCTATGCGCCATTGATGCCTTGATCATGGAAAAGCCCCGCGCCGCCCTTGTCCATGGTGAAGCATGAGCGCCAAGCCATCCATGGTAGATCGCGTCACTCGCGCCATCCGCCTCGCCGACAGCGAAATGAGCAACCATCACGCCATGGCGCTCGCCGCTATTGAGGCCATGCGGGAGCCGACCTCGCCCATGGTGGACGCTGGCTGGGACGTGTCCTGCGACGAGCGCCACGTCGTGGGTGAAACGTGGCAGGCCATGATCGACGCCGCTCTCGCGGAGGGCACATGAGCGGGCGCTGGTTCCGATTTTACGACGCCGCCCTGGACGATCCCAAGGTGCAGCGGTTGCCGCCCAAGCTGTTCAAGGCGTGGGTGAACCTGCTGTGTCTTGCGAGCCGCAATGACGGCGCGATCCCGCCGACTGAAACGGTAGCCTTCTCGCTGCGCGTGTCCGTTGTGGAGGCGACCAACATATTTGCCGACCTCGTGGCCGCTGGGCTGGTCGACATACCGGCTGGCGACGACATGGAAACGGCCGCGACGCCGCACAACTGGAACGCCCGCCAATACAAGAGCGACGTTTCAAACGAGCGAGTGAAACGGCATAGGCAGCGTCACAGTAACGGCGCGCGTAACGTTACAGTAACGCCCTCAGATACAGAGACAGAGACAGAACAGAGTTCAGTACCTAGCGGTACTGGCGCTGGCGCGCCGGAGGTCGACAGCAAGAAATTGGCTTTCGATGCAGGCGTGGCGATCCTGACCAAGCACGGCCTGAAAGAACCGAATGCCCGCTCGCTGATCGGGAAGTGGCGCAAGGACAACGGCGACGAGGCTGTCTTGGCTGCCATCGGATCATGCCAGCGTTCCAATGTTTCCGAGCCTGTTTCGTGGATCACCGCGACGTTCAAGGCAGAGAGGGCTGAGGACAAGTACGCCAAGCGCGACCGCGAAATCGCGGAAGCCATCGAGCGGAGTAAGCACTGATGACCGTCGACGAACTGCTGGGCAAGCTCAACGCTGCCTTTCCGTCCTTCAACGCCCGCGCCTTGGAAGCCTGGGGCGGCGTGTTCCGCGATGTCTGCGGCAGGCACGAGGGGCCGACGCTGAAATCGGCCTACACGGCTGTCCTGTCGAGCTTCACGGTGGCGAAGTCCAAGGCGCTGCACCCGGTGCCGGCGGACTTCGCTGAGCACCTGCCCAAAGGCCCGCACAGATCGTCCGGGCATGGCGACGTTGGGCCGCCGATCCGCGCTGCGCTGGAGGCAAGATCAGCGCGCTCCGACCGGCTGTTCAAGGCATGGCATGCCGAGCAGGGGCTGAAGATCAAGGCCGCGCGCCACCAGAGCATCTACGGCGCGTGCGTGCTCGAAGTGATGGACCTGTGCCGCCGCGCCAGCGAACGGACAGGCCGCCTGATCCTGACTGCCGAGCAGATCGCCAAGTGCGAGCAGCGGGCACTGTCGAGCGAACGCGCGCACCGCTGGCCGCCGGCAAAGACCAACGAAGGATGGGACGACCAGATCGAGCAGATCCGCGCCGAATGGGCCGCGCAACAGCCCCAGCAGGAGGCAGCATGAGCGACTGGCAGCCGATTGAGACGGCACCAAAGGATGGGACGCCATTCCAGGCGCGCATTCCCGGGCACGGCAGCGACAACGTAATTGCATGGGCTGGCGGGCTGATCGACACAGAAGGCAAGGACTGCGGCGGCTGGCAGTTTGCCGAGGATCAGGAGCCGCCAGACTCGTGGACCGACGGCATTTGCTGGCTCGTGAACGAGGACGGCGAGCCCTCTGTTCAGCCGACGCAGTGGAAGCCGTTGCCTGCGTTGGTGACATGAGGCGGAAGGTTTAGATGCAGCGCGAGATGGGACATCGGCGTCATCGCCGATGCACCTCCACCTCCCCCACCCCACAGCAGGAACAGGCAGGATGAGCGAGAAGGAACTGTTGGCCTTGGAGTGGCTGTTCCGCATGGCCGGGCATACGGCCCACATGGGGTACGCGATGACCATTCAGGACATGCTGGACGCCCGCGGCGTTGATATCGCCGTGAGCGACAGGGCGCCGATGCGTGAAGAATGGCCCGCGCCGTATCGCCCGAGATACCAGCGGACCCGCCCATGACGCACTCCTGCCCGCCAAGGTCCGCCGCGGAGCGAAGCGGAGCCACCACAACCAACAAGAAACTGGAGAACAAATGAACCCCTCTGCATTGACCGACTTCCTCCCCGTGCTCGAGAACTGGTTCGGCACCGAGATGGCCAGGCTCTACGAGACGGCGCCGACCCGCCGTGACGATACCCTCCTGATGGGCTGCCCGGTCTGGGGCAAGAAGTACCTCGACCGCTTCCAGAACTACTGCCTGCCGTCGATCGTGAGCCAGAAGAACCTGGGAGCGCTCGCCGGCCGCTGCCACATGGTGCTGTTCACCGACACCGACAGCTTCACTCGCCTGTGGGGCATGACCAAGGGGCTGGAAGCGGGCGGCATCACCATCCAGCTCCTCGTGATCCCCAACGAGGTCATGGTGCATGTGCCAAGCGACGAACTGAACAAATACTGGATCTTGGGCGTGGCCGGGAACGTCATGCTGCAGATGGCGGGCCGCGTCGGCATGGCCTTCCACATGCTGCAGCCCGACCACATCTACGCCGAGGATTATTTTCCCAACCTGTTCCGCCTGCGCGATCTTGGCCACGAGGCCATCGTGCAGCCCGGCATCAGCGCCGAGATTTCGACGGCGTGGGAGGACATCGAGCCCTTCCGAATCAAGGAAGGCCCGAGCAGGGGCAGCCTGCCCATCCCCAGCCGCGCGCTCGGCAACATCGGCTTCAAGCACCTGCACAAGCAGACCGTCAGCAGCCTGATGAACAACGCCACGATCCCGGAGCAGATGCCCAACTCGCACCTGCTGGTCTGGCAGGGCCGCGACAAGCTGGTGTTGCATTGCTGCCACATGAACCCGGCCTACCTGTCGCCCAGGTTGTGCTCGCTGGCACAGCCCCGCATCCCCGCCACACTGGATGCCGAGTTGCCATCCTTCATCGGGGAAACACCGTTCTACATGCCCCAGAACGGCGAAATGACCTACGTGGAGGTGAGCGACAAGGACAAGGCGGCCGACGAAGGACTCGTCAGCCTCGACGTGTTCAGCGAGCGATGCTGGAGCAACGTGCGTTGGCAGTTCGACTGGATGCCGTACTTCGAGAGGGCCTTCCATGTGCCCATCAAGCGGCAAAAGAAATACATCCCGGACGATGAAATCGAGCGGCAGTTCAAGCAGGTCCACGCCCTGCTGATCGACGCCAACCCGCCCGGCGCCCATCGCCGCTTCATCCCCCGTCTGGCCTTCCAGCGCTGAACCCGGAGAAAAACATGGACGGACCCATCCTCGGCCACGTCAGCCCCAGCGTTGACCCCTATGCCTCGCCCGACAAAAGCCTCGTGGAGATTGCCAAGAGGGCAATTGCCGACGTGCGCCCCTACAGCATGGTCCCCGACCCCGGCATCGCCTGGACCGTCTACCGGACCCTGGACGCCATCAACCAAGGCATTCCCGGCGACCTGGTCGAGTGCGGCACATGGCTCGGCGGCAACAGCTTCGCCATGCTGCTGGCCCAGCGCTACGCCTACGGCGAAATCCGCCGCCCCGTCTGGATGTACGACAGCTTCCAGGGCATGGGCCTGCCGGCGCCACAGGACGGCGAGCAGGCGCCCAAGTACCGCGCCGCGGCCCTGAGCGGCGTCCCGGACCCCTACAACCAGAACTACTGCGCGGCCCCGCTCGACGAGGTGCGCGTCGCAATCAGGAACTTCGGCTTTGCCGACCACGTCCGCATCCGCGAAGGCTGGCTCGAGCAGACCCTGAAGGAAAATCCCCGCCCGGAAAGCATCGCGGTCCTGCGCATCGATTGCGACTGGTACGAGCCCGTGAAGTGCTGCCTGGAGGAGTTGGTGCCGCTCCTGTCCAACGGCGGCGCGATCATCCTCGATGATTACTACGCTTGGCAGGGCTGCATTCTGGCCACCCACGAGTTCCTGGCGAAGTACGGCATCCCTTGGCCGATCCGGTCGATCCCCGACCTGAACGGCGCGTGGATGGTGGCCCGCTGAATGAACGGCCACCCCTGGACCCAAGAGCACACGGCCATCCTCAAGCGAATGGCTGCTGTAGGCTGCACGAACGCATCCATTGCCCGCGCGACTGGACACCACGAGAAAACCGTCCAGCGCCAACGCCAGACCCTCGGTATCCCGCCGTACTACCGCACGGCATACGGGACATGGGCGGACCTTTCCCCATCGGCTGCGGCCTCGATTTCGAGGCTGATCGCGGCTGGCTGTGCTAGAGTCGCGGCATGAAGCGTCGCTTCTTCCTGTTCGCAGCCCCGGCGATTGTCGCAGCGCCGAGCCTGATGCGGGTGAGCACTGCTGCCCAGATGTCGCCCTACCGTTACTCGGCCCAAGAGGGGAGAATCCTACTCGGCGGCTCAAAGGAGTTTTGGTCGTGGTGGGAAGAGGTTGCTGAAGTGAAGGAGGCGGCGATGCGCTCGATAACCGGCATCTCCGATCTGATGTATGGCGACGGTGGCGCCATCACCCGCCGCATGGGCCTCGGCTCGCTTCTGAGCGATGAGGAATACGCCCGTCTGACAGCAGACGCAGAAGAATACGCTTGACTTCCTAAGTCTAGGGTTCGTTTTTATACGTATGTGCAGCGTGAAGCGAACCTTGAGCGGCTAGACGCACATACCGACAAGAGCGCCGGTCCTGATGCGTGTTGGCTATGGACAGGCACCAAAGCGACTGGTGGCTATGGCCAGATTCACATCTCCGGCAGGGGAGATGTTAGAGCCCATAGGCTCGCATGGGCGCTGGCGAATGGACGCGATGAGTTAGGCGCCTCTCACATTTGCCACACATGCGACAACCGCAAGTGTGTGAACCCAGCCCACCTGTACGAAGGCACCCCTAAGCAGAATACGCGCGACGCAATCCGACGTGGCCGGCTTGTGATGCCGCCCACAGCCGCCGATGCGCGCAAGATCAAGGCGATCCAGAACCGCCAGATTCGGCGCGAGGAGTGGCACGACGCCCAAGAGATTGCGCCACACGATCTGAGCGAAGTTTCAAAGACTTACGGCCTTACAAATGGCTAGGCCGCGCGGGGTATGGTCTGACAAGGCATTCCGCGATGCTTTGCGCCGCGTGGTGTCGGAGCGCGATAAGGAAACGGGCGCGAAGAAGTTGGATTTGCTCGCGCATCGGCTGGTGCACAACGGCCTCGGCGGCGACGTGTCGGCCCTCAAGGAGATAGCAGACCGCCTCGACGGTAAGCCAAACCAGACCCAGATCATCGACGCCACCGTGACGAACCACATGGTTATGGCCCCGCCGCCCGAGCAGGACGCGGACGAGTGGTCAGCCAAACATGGCCCCCACTGATGCCTGACGGCCGCGACTACTCCATCGTCTGGCGCCCGCAGAAGGGGCCGCAGACCGCCCTCATCACCTGCCCCGTGTTTGAGGTATTCTACGGCGGCGCTCGAGGCGGGGGAAAGACAGACGGCGTGCTGGGCGAGTTCGTGGTGCATGCCGACCTGTACGGCGAGCATGCGATTGCCCTCATGGTCCGCCGCACCCGCACCGAGCTGGTCGAGACCATCGAGCGCAGCAAGCAGATATACGAGCCCTTGGGGGCCAAGTTCCACACGCAGGACGCCATGTGGCGCTTTCCCAACGGCGCCCGCCTGCGCTTCGCCTATCTGGAGAGGGACGACGATGCGAACGCCTACCAAGGCCACAGCTACACGCGCGTCTACGTCGAGGAGATCGGCAACTTCCCCAGCCCCGTGCCAATTCTCAAGCTCATGGCCACTCTACGTTCTGGGGCGGGTGTGCCATGTGGATTTAGAGCTACAGGCAATCCTGGCGGCCCGGGCCATCAGTGGGTCAAGGCCCGATATATCGACCCTGCGCCTCTCGGCTGGAAGATCATCACCAGCACGTTCGGTGAAGTAAGCCGGGATCGCGTCTACATCCCGAGCCGCCTCAAGGACAACCAATACCTGGGCCGCGACTACGAGGCCAACCTGCACATGAGCGGCAACGAGACGCTGGTGCGCGCTTGGCTGGATGGAGACTGGAATGTCATCGCTGGCGCCTTCTTCCCCGAGTTCGGCCCACAGCACGTCATCCCCGCTTTTACGGTGCCAGAGACATGGCCACGCTTCCGGTCCGGTGACTGGGGTAGCGCTCGGCCCTTCAGCTTTGGGTGGTGGGCCATATCTGATGGTTCTGTGCCCTCGCTGCCACGAGGAGCACTTGTCCGCTATCGCGAGTGGTACGGCTGGAATGGCCAACCAAACGAGGGATGCAAGCTCACCGCCGAAGCCGTAGGCGCGGGCATTGCCGACCGCGAGATAGGCGAGACCATCAGCAACGGCCACAGCGTGCTGGACCCCAGCGCCTTCGCCAACGACGGCGGCCCGAGCATTGCCGAGCGCATCGCCAACGGGAGCAGGGGCGACAACGGCAAGATCCGGGTGGGCTTCCGGCGCGCCGACAACAAGCGCGTGGCCCAGAAGGGCGCGCTGGGCGGCTGGGATCAGGTCCGCTCGCGTCTGGTGGGGCAGGACGAGCGCCCGATGATGTACTTCTTCGAGACCTGCATCCATGCAGTCCGCACGCTGCCCGCTCTCCAGCACGACGAACTGCGGCCCGAGGACGTGGACAGCGAAGGCGAGGACCACGCGCCGGACGAGATTCGCTACGCCTGCATGTCGCGCCCGTTCTTGCCGAGCAACAAGCCCAAGCCTGAGCCGATGTTCCCGAGCCTGCCGATTGGGCGTGCGCCCACAGGCAACGAGACGGTGCTGTCGGTGGACAAGCTCTGGACCCAGCACGCGCGGCGCGGGGAGGAGTGGTGATGTGGCCGTTTAAGCGGAAACCAGTGCGTGGAACGTTCGACCATGATCGTGTGGCTGAACTGATCCGCACTACAACGCGGCATCGCCGCCACAAACTGGCGCACATAGGGCTGGACGCCGAGGAAGCCTTTGACCGCGTGTGGCTTGAATATTGTAGCCGCCGCCCATTCGTCCCGTTCTCGGGTGCCAATGAGGCCATCAGTTGGGTGGCCGCTGAACTGCTGAAGGTAGAAGAAGGCGCGTTCTATCGCGAGACGGTGGCTGCACATGGCTGACGAACAGAACGCCCTGGAAGCAGGCTCCGACCAAGAGGACCCGCAGGAACTGGCAACCTACTGGCTGGGCCAGATCGCCTTGGGCGAGCGCAAGCTGAAGTCCTTCCGCACCCGCGGCGACCAGATCATCCGCCGCTACAAGAACAAGCGCGCCTACAACCCCACCGGCCTGTCGATGGTCGGAAAGAAAATGAACGTCCTGTGGTCCAACGTGCAGACCCAGAAGCCGGTGCTGTTCAGCCAGACCCCCAAGCCCAACGTCCAGCGTCGCAACAAGGACAAGGACCCGGTCGGCCGGTGGGCATCGATCGTCATGGAGAAGGTGCTGACGAACTCGCTGGACATGCAGCCGTTCGACCACACGATGAACCAGAACGTCGAGGACTTGCTGCTTCCGGGCTACGCCGCCGCCATCACTGAGTACAAGCCCACGCTCGAGGGCGACAAGGTGGCCTTCCAGGAGGCGCTGACCCGCTACATCCACTGGAAGGACCAGATCACCAACCCGGCCCGTAACTGGGATGAGACGTGGTTCTGGGGCTACAAGGTCTACCAGACGCGCAAGGAGATCCGCGCGACGGTGCTGAACGGCAACCAGGGCGACCCCGAGGCCAAGGAGAAGGCCCGCCGCATCAGCGAGGAAATCGTCCTCGACCACAAGGAGGACAAGAAGCAGGAGGAGCCCGCCGCCAAGGCAACCGTGTGGTGCATCTGGGACAAGAGCACCAAGCGCGTCCTCCACATCGCCCCAGGCTGGCCCACGGAGCCGCTGGCCGTGATGCCGCCGCCTGTGACCTTCGACAGCTTCTACCCGATTCCGCGCCCGCTGGTGGCCACCACAGCCAGCGACAGCACCATCCCGGTCCCTGATTTCGACATGTACTCGGACCAGGCGGACGAGATCGACATGCTGACCCAGCGCATCTACGTGCTGGAGCGTTCCCTGCGCCTGCGCGGCCTGTACCCGGCCGACATGGAATCGATCAAGCAGATCATGGAGAACGCCAACGATCAGGACATGATCGGCATCGAGAACTGGGCGATGTTGGCCGAGCGGGGCGGGGCCGAGGGGCTGGTCGTCTGGTTCCCGATCAGGGACGTGGCCGAGACGCTGATCCAGTGCATCGAGGCCCGCCAGCAGGCGCTGACGGTGATGTACCAGATCACGGGCATCTCCGACATCATGCGGGGCTCGACCGAGGAGCAGGAGACTGCGACGGCGCAGCAGCTCAAGGCGCAGTTCGGCGGCATCCGGGTTCGCGAGCGCCAGCGTGACGTGCAGCGCTACATCAGGGACATCATCCGGCTACAGGGCGAAATCATTGCCGAGCACTGGACGCTGGAAAACCTCCAGGCCATGTCGGGGGTGAAGCTGCTGACCGCTGACCAGAAGAAGATGGTCGGGCAGGCGGCGGCCATGTGGGAGCAGTTCGGGAAGGCCCAGCAGGCGGCTCAGCAGCCCCCGCAGGAGGGCCAGCCGATGCCACAGATGGGTGCCGCGCCGCCCCAACCGCCACCTGTTCCGCAGCCGTCCCCCGAGATGATGGAGGCGCTGAAGGAGCCAACCTGGGAGGAGGTGATCGGTCTACTGCGGAACGAGAAGCTGCGCGGCTTCGTGATCGACATCGAGACCGACTCGACCATCGAGGCCGACCAGATGCAGGAGCAGCAGAAGGCGACCGAGTTCGTGACCGCCGTGACGCAGTACGTCGGCGCGTGGCTGCCGGCGCTGCAGGCCGCGCCGAACATGGCCCCACTGGCGGGCGAGATGCTGCTGTACGCCGTGCGCCGCTACAAGGCGGGGGAGACGCTGGAGACCGAGGTGGAGAACGCGGTGGAGCAGATCACCGCCTCCGCCCAGAACCCGCAGCAGCAGGTTCCGCCGGAGCTTCAGGTCGAACAGGCAAAGCAGCAGACGGAGAAGATCAAGGCCGAGGCTGCGATGATGAAGGCCAATGCTGAGATCGAGAAGCAGAAGCTGGAGATTGAGAAACTGCGGATTGAGGTAGAGGCGAGCCGTGAGGAGGGCTGGCGACAGGTCCAGATGGGCCGCGCGCAGCAAGAGGCAGCCGGCGAGCAGCACAACCAGAAACTGGAAGTGATCGGCGCACAGGCGCAGGCCAAGCACGCGGCAGCCGCAGGAGGCCCAGCATGAGGACGCGCTATCGGTACGACAGCGACTTGGATTGCCTCGTGGAGATCCGGCCGCAGTCCAACTACTTCGAGGAAGAGACGCCCAAGGGGCCGACCCTCATCTCCGACACGCTGCCCGGCGGCGTGAAGGGCACGCAGAGCCCGCTCGACAAGAAGCACTACGACAGCCGCAGCAAGTACCACCAACACGTTGCGGCGCGGGGCTTGGCGATCGAGGAGCCCGGCATGGTGGCGCCCAAGCCTCAGACCTCGACGCGGGAATACCAGAGCGTGGTGGCCGATGCCTTTTACGGCCGATACGACCGCACGCCCCATGAGCGCGCAGCCTACATGGAGAGGAATCGCAAGTAATGCCCCCCGATAACAGCATCCTCGACGACGTTCGCGCCGCTGCCGCAGAGGTGGCGATGCCGGCGGATACGCCCATCGGCATCGAGCCCCCGGTCAAGGAGGCGCCCGAAGCCGCCGCCCCGGCCGAAACCGCCGAGCAGGCAGCCGAGCGCGCCCGTGACGACAAAGGCCGCTTTGCCAAGGAAGGCGAGAAGCGCGAGACGCTGACGCTCAAGGAGAAACCGGCTGTTGCTCCGGCGGGTGCCCCTGCCGTTCCATCTGACGCGGCCGCGAGCGCGGCTGAGCAGCAACAGCCGGCCCCCAAGCCCGCAGACGAGCCCATCCTCCCGCCCGCCGAATGGAAGGGCGCCGGCAAGGTCCAGTGGAACAAGCTCCCCAAGGCCGTCCAGCAGGAGATGCGCGAGACCTACGAGAGCGTGGCCGCCGCCAAGGCCGAGTTCGAGCCGCTGTCGCGCGCCATCGCTCCGCACCGTGACGTGCTCGTGCGCGACGCTGGCTCGGTTGAGAGTGGCATCAACCAGTTGATGCAGTTCTACCGCGCGTACCTTGACAATCCGCAAGGCCTGATCCAGCATATCGCTCGCACGCGAGGTATTGACCTCGGCGCGCCGCAGGGACAGTCCACGCAGGGCACCCCGCAAGCGGCCCCCGACATCAACAGCCTCATCGAGCAAGCCGTCCAGCAGCGAATCGCTCCGATACAGCAGCAATTCGAGCAGGCGCGCTCCCAGCCAGTCCTCGATCTCATCGCCTCGGCACGAACCGACCCGAAGTATCCGTACTTCAACGACGTAGTGAACGACTTGGAACACTACGCCGCCGCAGAACGGGCACATCTGTCGGCAACCCAGCCGGGGAAACAGCACTCACCCGCTGAGATTTTGGATGGCGCTTACCAACGCGCGACCAGAGCCCATCCCGTCATTGGACCGCAGCTTATCCAGCAACAGGTCGAGGAAACGGTGAAAGCGCAGGCCGCACAGGCAGCGACAGCCCGAAAGGCTGCAGCCGCCTCTCTCACCGGGGCACCTATCGCTGGCGCAGGCGCGCAAGACGGCAGGGCCTCAAAAACGGAATCGGCCCGCGACACTGTCCTGAAAGCATACCGGGAGCAGATCGGGGCCTAGGCAAAGGGTCCTCTAAACCATGGCAACGCCTGGCAGCATTGGTGACCTCCTCACCACCACGTTGCGCAACCGCACGCACAAGCTTGCGGATGACGTGACGGACAACAACGCGATTCTGCTCTACCTGAGCAAGCGCAGCACCGGCCTTCTCCCCTTCGACGGCGGTCGAGTCATCGACCAGGAGATGGACTACGCGGAGAACACGAACGCGACCTGGTACTCGGGATACGAGACGGTGGCGATCAATCCGCAGGAAACCTTCACGATGGCCGAGTTCGACATCAAGCAGCTCATGGTGGCTGTCTCGGTGTCCGGTCTCGAGCAGTTGCAGAACGCGGGCGCCGAGCGCTCCATCAACCTCGTCGCCTCCCGCGTCGAGAACGCCGAGCGCACGATGAAGAACGTCGTCAGCGCCTCGATGTACTCGAACGGCACTGGCTCGGGCGGCAAGGAGATCGGCGGACTTCAGCTCCTGGTGGCCGACACCCCGACCAACACCGTGGGCGGCATCGATCGCGGCACCTGGACCTTCTACAAGAACCAGGTCCAGAACGGCACGTTCACCTCGTCCGGTATCCAGGCGACCATGGATGACCTGTGGGTCAAGTGCATCCGCGGCACGGACCGGCCCAAGCTGGTCCTGTCTGACAACGTGGCCTACAGCGCGTTCATGCAGTCCCTGACCACGATCCAGCGCATCAGCGACCCGGATCTGGGCAAGGCGGGCTTCACCAACCTGATGTTCATCAGCGCGCCTGTCGTGCTCGATGGCGGCATCGGCGGCGCCTGCCCGGCGAGCCACATGTACTTCCTCAACACCGACTACCTCTTCTTCCGCCCCCACAAGGACCGGAACATGGAAGTGGTCGACCCCGATCGCTATTCGACCAATCAGGATGCCGTCATCAAGCTCATCGGCTGGGCCGGCAACATGACGATGTCGAACGGTTTCCTCCAGGGCGTACTGAAGTAAGGAGCCCCAGAACATGCCTACTTGGATCTCTGGCGGCAATTCCGCCCTCGGCTACCCCGTCCCCGGCACCGTTGACGAAGGCAAGACCATCAACGGCGTCACCGTCCCCTCCGTGCCGGTCGGCACGCTGGCCACTTTCAACGACGTGGGCACGACCCGACTCGGCGTCGGCACCTTCGTCTTTCTCCCCGGTGTGACGAGCACCGTGGCGGGCGACGTGGTGTCCTATCGGCAGAGCCTCGGCACCGATGTCGCGGGCGACGTCAACGACGGCGCGGCCACGGCCCGCTGGGCGGGCACCGCCAACACCGGCTACCCGCTGGCCGTCGCCACGGCTGCTACCAACACCCAGAGCAAGTGGGGTTGGTATCAGGTCCAGGGCGGCGCGATCATCAACATCTCGGGCACCATCACGGCCGGTAACGCGGTCTTCTGGGGCCAGGTTGGTGTGCTGCAGAACAACGCAGCGGTCGGCGGCAAGCAGGTGCTGGGCATCCAGGCATCGAGCGCCACCAACGTCCCGACCACTGGGCAGGCGATCTTCACGATCAACAACCCGGTCGTGCAGAGCCAGATCACCTGAGCAAGGGGCGGGGTTTCGGCCCCGCCCTTCTTCTTTCACCGGAAGCCCGCAGGGCCATGGAGGCAATGTGAACGCAGCAGAGAACGTCCCCTTCCGCTACAAGGACCCGAACATGGACCCGCGCCATCCGGGTCTGTCGGTCCGCTTCCGCGAGCACGCCGAGAAGAACGACAAGGCGAGCGCGGATGGCGTCGATGTGTTCGACAACGTGCTGGTGGCCTACGTGGCGCCGATCGGCATGCCCAAGTCCGAGGCGTCGTGCGAGATCGAGCGCAAGCTGCCGGACGGCACGATCCTCGAGCACAAGGTGCATTCCAAGAAGTACGCCGACCTCGTGAAGATGTACAAGGAGGGCAACGACGGTGGCCATATCGGCACGCCGCTCGCGCTCCTCAACATGAGCCCCGGCACGATTGCCAGCCTGAAGGCGCGCGGCATACATACCGTCGAGATGCTGGCCGACATGACCGACACGGGCGGCGGCGAGCTGATGGGCTTCCGCACCGACCGGGAGACGGCGCAGAAGTTCCTGGCCCTGCGCGAGAAGAACGCCCCGCTGGTTGCCGTCAAGGCGCTGGAGGAGCAGCACGCCAAGGAGATCGCCAGCCTGCACCGGCAGTTGGCCGAGATGAACGAGCGCTTCGGCTCGGACGAGCCCCGCAAGCCCGGGCGACCCCGCAAGACGGCAGAAGCCGCACAAGCAGCGTAGGAGGGCGATGTGACGGCCCTCTCCATGGTGCAGACGGCCTGCGCTTGGCTCGCCCTGCCAATCCCGCAGGCCGTCTTTTCCGCCACGGACCCGCAGACCATTCAGGTCCGCTCTCTTCTCAATGAGGAGTTGGTGGAACTGCGCAAGTGGCCGGACATCTACTGGCGCAAGCTGCTTCGTCAGCACACCTTCGTCACCGTCGCGGCGGACACGCAGACCGACACCCCGATTCCCACCGATTATGACCACATGGTGGACAACTCCATGTGGGACCGCACGGCCTGTCGCCCTGTGGTCGGGCCAATCTCGCCGCAGACGTGGCAGGCGTGGAAGGCGCGGCCGGTGCTGACCTCGGTCATCTACGGCTACCGCCTGCGCGGCAACGACTTCCTGACGGCCCCCAACCCGCCGGCGGGCGATACGGTGGCCTACGAGTACATCAGCACGCTCGCGGTCTATTCGGACGGCGCCACGACGCCCGACAAGGAAGCGTTCACCGCTGACGAAGATACGGCCATCTTCGACGAGACGATGATGGAGCGCGGCGTGCGCTGGCGTTTCCTGCGGGCCAAGGGCCTGAGCTACAGCCAGGAGTATCAGGAGTGGATCACGCTCGTTCAGCGTGAGGCGGCGCGGTCCAAGGGCATGCCGACCCTGAACACGGCAGGCAGCTGGAGCGACGCATTGCCTGGGCCATACGTGCCCAGCCAGAACTTCCCCGGCGCGGTGCCTTAGTTGTGCCCCTTGAGATCTACGCGTCCCAGAAGCTCTGGCGCAGCCAAGTCGTCGCCCGGCTTGGGCTGCCGACTCTTTCCGTGAGCGCGACCGTGGGCTTTGCCTACGTGCCGACCTGCAATGGCGCGCCTACGGGAACGCCCGAAGATCAGCCCGGCTTGGCGGCCCTTGTGGTCGACGTAACCAACTACCGCCTCTACTTCTTCGGCGGCGGCGCTTGGCGGAACGCGGGGCCTTAGCGATGGTTTCGGTAGCGCCTGATGGTCATCTTGGCGACCCCGTATCGAGCAGCAAGGTGCATCGTCATCTCTGTGCTCGCGCGGATGGCCGAGACATCAGCATCGCTCAATTTCCGCTTCCCATGTCTCCCTCGGATTTCGCGGTCCCCAACGTTCTCGGCGTTCGTTCCGACATACAGGTGCTCTGGGTTGCAGCATGGCGGGTTATCGCAGCGGTGAAGGACGTGCAGGCCGCCCTGTATCGGGCCGTGGGCTATCTCCCAAGCGACGCGATGCGCGGCCAAGGTCCGGGTGTTGAATTTGAGCGTTCCGTAGCCTTTGGAATTGCGCGAGCCCTGCCATTCATGACAGCCAATTTTTGGCTGTTCTATTCGCGCCCTGAGGCGTTCCGCAAGGGTCGAGTTCTTCGCTGGATAGTAGCGCTTGGGCGCGAACATGATACCCATAAGTATAGCCTTCTTCGGGTTGCGCGGGAAGCATAATGTTCGCCGCAGCCGTAGACGATCCCCGCTTTGCCAACCGCCGGCAGGTCGCCGTGTCGTTCAATATGCCCGCCCCCGTGGGTGGCCTGAACGCACGCGACGCCTACACGAACATGAAGAAGCAGGATGCCATCATCCTGACCAACGTGTTCCCGGAGGCCAACTATCTGGCCGTGCGCGGAGGCTACGCGGAAGTCTCTACTGGCATGACCAATCCGGTCCGCTCGCTGATGACGTGGAACGGCCTGACGGGCGTGGACAAGATTTTCGGGGGCTCCGGCACGGCCATTTGGGACGTGAGCACGTCGACCGCAACGACCGTGGTAACGGGCCTGACCAACGTCGACTTCCAGTGGACCAATATCAAGACCGCTGGCGGCCTGTACCTGATCCTCGTGAATGGCGCGGACTCGGCGCGATCCTATGACGGCACGACGTGGGCTACGCCCGTCATTACGGGGGCGACCAGCTCGACCTTTGCCAACGTGACGCAGTTCAAGGAACGCCTGTGGTTCTCGGTCGTCAACTCGCTCGATGTCTACTATCTCGGGCTGCAGTCGATCGCGGGCGCGGCGTCCGTGTTTCCGCTGGGCTCGGTATTCCACCGCGGCGGCCATGTGATCGGGATCGGCTCCTTCTCGAATGACGCGGGGGAGGGGCCGGACGACTACCTATGCTTTATCACCAACAACGGCGAGGTTGCGGTCTACCAGGGCACGGACCCGGACAGCGACACGACCTGGGCCTTGGTGGGGCGGTTCAACGTCGGCATGCCGATCGGGCGGCGCTGCACGGTGCGCGTCAATGGCGACCTCGGGATCATCACCCAGGACGGCATCGTGTCCATGCAGGCTGCCCTTCGCTTCAGCCGGGAGAGCATCCAGAAGGCCACGATCACCGGCAAGATACAGACGCTCTTTTCACAGTATTCGCAGAGCTATCGCACCAACTTCGGCTGGGCACCGTGCGTCTACCCCAAGGCCCGCTACCTGATCGTCAACATCCCGCAGATTACGAACACGACGCAGATCCAGCTCGTGATGAACACGATCACCGGGGCCTGGTGCCAGTTCACGGGCATGGCGGCCGGCTGCTGGGGAGTGGCGAACGACAAGCTCTATTTCGGGGGCAATGCCGGGAAGGTCTTTCAGGCCGATGTCGGCTACCTCGACAACGCGACTGCCAATATCCAGTGGGAGGTTCAGACCTCTTGGCAGATGGTTTCCGGTGCGACGGGCAAGCTGTTCTCGATGGTCAAGCCCACGATGACAGTCGGCGTCGGCGTGCAGTTCGGCATAACCGTCAATGTGGATTTTGACTCATCGGCGCCCGCCATCTCGCAGGCGGCTCTGGCAAGCCCGCTCAGCAGCGCAACATGGACCATGACTTGGCCGTGGACGTGGGGCGGCCAGTCAGTCCTGGATTCGCGCTGGCAGTCGTGCGGGGCCTTCGGAACGTGGTCCAGCGTCCACATGGTGGGGATCGTGCGGGACGGGGCCTGCCAACTTAACGACTTCGAGCTGGTGGCCGAGCGCGGGGGGATTCTTTAGTGAAGCTCGCCCTCCTGGAAGGCCACGATACCACGGTGGCCAAGTTCGTGGCGGACCTGGCCCCGCTCGAGCGCCCCCTGTTCGTAGACGGCGACCGAGCCTTCGGCATCCTGAGGGCCGACGGCGCATTGATTGCCGGGGTGGTGTTCTCGCAGTGGAAGCCAGCATTTCGGACTTTAGAACTGTCCGCCGCTGCGGTATCATCCTTCTGCCTGAGCACCGGCATTGTACTCGCCCTTGGCGATTACGCGTTCCGACAGCTCAACGCATTCCGAATATCTGCCCGCACCGGGGCTTCCAACGATCGGGCGAAGAAGCTTCTTCGCCACATCGGCTTTACGCAGGAAGCGGTGCAAGGGCACTACTACGGCGAGGGAAAGCACGCCAGTTGCTGGCGGCTCATCAAGCCCGAGTGGGAACGCAAGTGGCTTCCGAAGAGGGAGCAGCAGGCGGCGTGACATGGGCGGCGGCGGATCGGCTCCCCAGTTCAATGCTCAGCAGACGGCGAACAGTCAGAAAGAGGCGAATGTCCAGACCGGCATCGCCAATGCCACGCTGGGCAACACGAACCAAGTTACCCCCTACGGGAACCTGAACTACACCGAGAGCGGTGGCCGGTGGGTGGGCGACAACTTCGTCCCGTCCTACACGGCCACGCAGACACTTTCTCCCGACCAGCAGAACATCTACGACAAGGGCGCGCGACTCCAGAACCGGGCGCTGGACCTCGCCCCGACCGTGCTGGGAAACGTCGAGCGCTCCATTGGGCAACCGCTCAACTTCGATGGGCTGCAGGGCATCCCCGACGTTCAGGGGCTGCGGGACAACGCCTACAAGGCGCTGACGGCGCGCGGGACCGAGGACATCAACCGGGCCGAGGGCGCATCTGACGTGCAGCTCGCAAACCAGGGCATCGCCAAGGGCTCGGTGGCGGCCAACCGTGCGGAGGACAAGTTCGGCCGCGCCCGCAACGACCTCTCCACACAGGCCGAGATCGACGCCGGCAACATCGCCGCGCAGCACCTGAATCAGGCACTCTCGATCCGCAACCAGGGCATTGGCGAACGCACGACGCTGCACAACGCCCCGCTGCAGGATTACCAGGCACTCTTGGGCTTTGGTGGTGGCGTGCAGGCTCCGCAGTACGCACCGGGTTCTGCCGGGCAGATCCAGGCGACCGACGTAACGACGCCCGCCATGCAGGCCTACCAAGGCCAGATGAACGCCTACAATCAACAGCAGAGTTCTCAAAACGCGCTGATGGGCGGCCTGTTTGGCTTGGGTGGCGCGGCACTTGGTGGTGCGTTCCGCAATCCCAAGATGTTCGGGCTCGGCTGATGAGCGATGCCCTTGTTGCCGCCCTGATGATGCAGCAGCGCCAGCGCCAGCAGTTCGACCCTGCGGAGAACTCGCGCCGCTATGGTCAGGCGCTCATGCAGCATGGCGCCTCGACGGCTCCGGTGCAAAGCCCGCTGGAGGGGCTTGCACGTGCGCTGCAGGGCGGCGTGGGCGGCTTCTTCGAGGGGCAGGCCGAACGGGAGCAGAAGGAAACGCAGACCAAGACGACGGACAAACTCGCGCGTGCCCTGGGCGCCAAGGACGAGGCCTCGCGTAATGCCATCCTGAACGAGCCGGGCGGTGACCCGAATATCCTCGCCCCGTTCTATGCCCAGACGCTTGCCCAGAAGATTGCCGACGACCGCAAGAACGGCCTTCTCGACACGAAGCTGGATGCGTCTGGCGTCAGCCGCGGTGGCGGCGCTGGTCAGCCCGGCCCAAGCGGCAATCAGCCGGGCCTCACCATCGACGTAACGCCGCTACCGAGCGGCACACCTGCCCCCGGTGCCTTCAACAACAACCTCGGCAACATCCGCGCGGGCGTCGGCTTCCCGGGCGAGGGAGCGCCACAGAACGGCTTTGCGACCTTCGGCAGCCCGCAGCAGGGCGCTAACGCGATGGTCCAGAACCTCGGCGCCTACATCAAGCAGAACCCCAACATGACGGTGGCTCAAGCCATCGCCAAGTGGGCGCCGCCGAACGAGAACAACACCCAGCAGTATATCAGTCAGGTGGCAGAAGGGACCGGCATCAACCCCGGGATGCCCTTGGGGGAGGTGATGAAGGACCCGGCCGTGGCGGCCACGTTGCTGGATGCCATCACCCGGAAAGAGAAGGGCGGCCTACCGCAGGGTGTCACTGCGGACACGTTCATGGCGGCCACTGGTGGACAGCCGCAGGCCCAGCAGCAGACTCCGGTGCAGCTCGCGCAGGGTGCCGAGGGAGCGATGCCGCAGCCGCAGGCGGCTCCGCAGGCCCCGCCCGCGCCGACGATACCCGAGGTCAGCCCCGCAGCCCAGCATTTGATGCAGCAGGCGCAGCAGGCTCGAGCCGGCGGCGACCGTGAGCGCGCGCTGGCACTGGTCCAGAAGGCACAGGAAGCGCAGGCGGCCTACGTGCAGGAGCGCGCCAAGACGCAGGACACGCGAGCCTACGACCAGAGCAAGACCGCCGAGCAGCGCACGGCAGAGGCTGCCGAGCACGATCGCCGCGAAGCTAACAAGCCGATGACGAAGGAGCAGTCGGACGCGGCCGTCTTTGCCGATCGCATGACCAACAGCTTCCGAATCCTGGGGCAGAACGAGAAGGAGGGCCTGTCCACCAAGGGCCGCGCGCTCGACTCCAAGGTGTTCGGCGTCGGCGTGCCTGGGGCCAACTACGCCCAGAGCGAGGGCTACCAGAAGTTCCGGCAGGCCAAGGACGACTTCATTAACGCCCAGCTTCGCCGTGAGTCGGGCGCGGTCATCAGCGATCAGGAATACGCCGCAGCCGACAAGCAGTATTTCCCGCAGCCGGGCGACGCGGAGAGCGTGGTCGCCCAGAAGATGAAGAACCGCCAACTCGCCGTCGAGGGCATGACGCGCGCTGCCGGCAAGACCTACACGCTCAACCCCACGGTGAACCAGCCTCCGGCCGGCACCACCGCGCCGGCCCAAGGCGGCGCACCCCAGCCCGGGTCAGTTATGGACGGCTATCGCTTCAAAGGCGGCAACCCGGCTGACAAGAGCAATTGGGAGCCGGCGCAGTGAGCGGACCGTGGGAGAGGTTCACCGCCGCCGCGTCCGAGGCAGGACCGTGGTCGAAGTTCAAGCCGCCGGCGCAGGGCGTGTCCGACGCTGCCGCAAACGCATTCGGTCAGGGCGCGACGTTCAACCTGGGGGATGAACTCGCCGCCGGCGTTCGCGCTGCGCTGCCAGATTTCTCCAACTGGATGATGAAGGGGCCTTCGATCCAGCGCGACGAGTCGATCGGCGGCAACCCCACGCCGCAGACAGTCTCAACGGCACCTGACTTTCAGGGCCGTTACGACGAAGAACTGGGCAAGATCCGCAAGCAGACGAAGGCCGACGAAGAAGCCTACCCGGCGCTGACCACGGGCGCGAACATTGCGGGCAACGTGGCCACCACGGCCTTGGCGCTACCGGCAGCAGCTACGGCGGCGGGGCCGTCGCTGGTCGGTAACGTCCTGAAAATGGGCGGCACTGGCGCGGCCCTGAGCGGTGCTTCCGGTTTCGGGCAGGGCGAGGGGGGATTTGACGAGCGTTTGGGCTCAGCGTTGCTGCCGGCCGTCATTGGCGGTGCGCTGGGCGGCGCGCTACCGATTGCCAGCGCTGCCGGTCGGTCCGTGATGGAGAGCGCGCCCGGCCGGGCCATATCGAAGGGCGTCACCGAAAGCGGCATGGTCCAGCGGCTCGCCACGGCGTTGCAGCGCTCCAAGCTCGATCCGGCTCAGGTCGAAGGGCGCCTTGGGCAGTTGGGCGATGGGGCCATGCTGGCCGATGTCGACAACCAATTCGCGCGGATGGCGCGTTCCTCGCGATCGATGCCGGGCGCCACTTCCTCTCATGCCGACACCGTGTTGGACGCTCGCCAGACCGAGATGCCGGGAATGCTGCGCCGTGCTTTCGAGGGAGAAACGCCCCCGCCGCCACGGCACAGGCTTATGGGAGAGGGGCAGGCGTTTGAGGAGAACGCCCGCGCGGTGGGGCAGCAGGCTTACGGCAAGATGGCGGCCGACGCCCTCAATATGTCCGATGACATGCTGCAGATTGCCAACGTTCCGGCCGTTCGGGACGCGCTCAAGCAGATCGCGGATGACGCAGCGTCGACCGGGAAGGTGCTCCAGCCGACCGAGGTCATGCACCGCGTTAAGCAAAAGCTGAACGACACCGCTACTGCGGCATTTGCTTCGGGGAAGCCGATCAACAAAGCCGATATGGGCGACCTGGCCCGCGAGTGGGAGGCCGCGTTTTGGAAGGCCAACCCCAGCGCGAAAGCGGCCGACACTACCTATGCGCAGGCCAAGTCGCTGCCCGATTTCTTCGACAAGGGCCATAAGTTCCTATCTGGCGCGACCACCCAAGCAGGGATGAACTCGTCGGCTCCCGCGCTGGCGGACGCTCTGGTGGGGGCCAACGCGCAGCAAGTGGCGGCCACCCGCGCCGGCTCGACCAATGCCGTGCGGGAAATGACCAGCGCGCGAAACGCGCTCGGCCAGACGCGCTCGGTTGCTAGGGACGTTCAGTTTCCCGAGATCCAGGCTCGCATCGGGGAGATTTACGAACCCGCACAGGCGGCCGGGATTCAGCGCGCAGGCGATGCCATTCGCACCTTCGATAAAACCGACAAGTTCGTGCGCGGCGGAACCCAAACGATCGACAAGGGGCTGGAGGTCGTTGAGGACGCCAGCAATATGAGTTTGCGCGGCGGCTCGCAGGGTATCAGTGCCCGCATCATCGAGAACGTTGAGAAGCTCGCCAACCGGCTGCTCGGGCCGAACGAGGCCGTCCGCGACGAAATCGGCCGCGCGATGCTCAATCCCAACAGCGCGGAAAGCCGCCGCATCCTGGCCCTTGCTGCCGAGCTTCTGAAGAAGCGCGCGGCGGGCTCCCCCATTCAAGCCGGCCTGATCGAAGGCGCGGCAAGCCAAGCAGGAGGCCTGTAGTGCCCTATAACGGCTCTGGCACCTATGTAGCCCCAAGCTCACCCGGCGCGTTCAATCCAGCCACCTCTGGCGGTAGCGCCACGCCCACCGCATGGAACACGCTGCTAGACGACATCGAGGCGGCGCTTTCGACCGTCATCTGCAGCGATGGCCAGTCGACCGTCACCGCCAACATCCCTATGGCGAGCCACAAGTTCACCGGCTTGGCGGACGGCTCGGCGGCGCAGGACTCGGCAACCTTCGGCCAGACATCCACCTACGGCGTGCGTCAGGTGGTTTCGGTCATCTCCAGCGGCGTAGCGACGGGAGCGACGGTCATCCCCTTCGATGACTCGATCCCGCAGATCACCGAGGGCGACCAGTACATGACGCTGGCCATCACCCCAAGCAGCGCGACATCCGCGCTCATCATCGATGTGGTGGTAAACGCCGCCAACAACACGATCGGGGCGCCCCTCGCGGTGTGTCTGTTCCAGGACGCAACGGCAAATGCCTTGGCTGCAGTCTGGCAGAGTGTGCCCACGACCAATGGCGGCGTGTGCGTGCCCCTTCGCTACACGATGCTGGCCGGCACCACGTCCGCGACCACCTTCCGCGTCCGCGCAGGATCGAACACCGGCACCACCACATTCAACGGCTTGGGCGGCGGGCGCCTATTCGGCGGCGTCATGGCCTCGTCAATCGTGATCACCGAGAAAACTCCCTAGGAGCATTGTCATGGGTCCCACGGAAAGCACCCTCTTTGTGCCACAGAACGGCGGCGCTGGCGCAACGCTGGCGTGCACGACCTCGTCCAGCCGCGTCGCCCTGCCGGACCCCACGAACGGCTCCGTGTTGTGCATCAACAATCTGGGGCTCGACTACGTGCATTTGGCCTTCGGTGATTCGAGTGTTGTGGCGACAACCTCCTATCTCGCCTTCCCGCCGGGCCTTTCCTACATGGCCATTCCGAACGCTCGGGGCGGCAGTGCGCCGACCTACTTCGCGGGGATCACGGTGTCAGGCACGATCACCGTACAGGTATCAGCCGGCGGCCTGACGGTGGTGCACTAGATGTACGCCGGTCTGCAGCTCAATCAGGCTAACTTCAACCGCTTTGCCGGCGGGGGCGGCGGAAGCGGCAGTGTCGTGGTCTATGAGGTTGAAAACCTTGCAGCCCTGAAGGCGCTCCCCATCCGGCCAGAGGTGGTCATCGTCAAAACGGGGCAGGCTGCCGGCGCCTGGCAATGGGTCCTGGGCTCAGTCACGACGGCGGATGACGCGCTGGTCGTCAATCCCACGAGCGGAACGGCGGGGCGGTACAAGCGTATATTTACAGCCGGCCTGTACGACGTGACGTGGTTCGGCACAACGGGAGATGGCACGACGAATGACCGTCCGGCATTCGCGGCAGCGGACGCGGCTATCGTGGCGGTCGGCGGCGGCCAACTACATATTCCCAAATCAGCCTACAAGCTCTCCACAGATTTCACGTTCTCGTCAGGCGTCGCCGTCCACATCGATGCCGGCACGACGTTTGTTACCGGCGCCTTGCGCGGCGTCTTGCTCTATTGGGACGCTTACAGCCCAACGGCCGTTGCGGGCTCCGCGCTGGAGTGCGGTAGCGCCGTCACCAGCAACGAGAATGCCACCTATACACTAGCCGCCCTGGGCGCGATTTGGCCCGGCAAGGTGAAGGCTCTTTTCGGGGTGAGCAAGGGATATGTCAGTGCGGACGGGAACGGTGCCACCGATTATTTCCTGGGCCAAGTAAATTACGTCACCAACAGCAACACATCAATCGACACCGTTGCCGCGCAATTGAGCGTCGGACATGTGATCGCCAATGGCTGCCGAGCTTTCGGCGCTAACCACATAGCTTGCGCAGTTGCCGGAACAACCAGCATTTCCTTGGTCGGTCAAGAAATCGACGTTGAGCCCGGAGTGGGCTGCACCATCTCCGGCAATAGCGGCGGCCAGTTTCTCGTTGCGTTCAACGTCGATTCGGTCGGTCCCGCCATCCAAACCGCAGGGGCGGCTGGCGGTACGTTCTCCAATGGCGTCATCATCAACGCTATCGCCGCCGCAGGAGCCGGCGTTACTGACCAAGCCGGGCTTTCCTGCGCCACGCTTCTCAACTGCGTTAACGGAACCTACTCGCGCGCCGCAATCACGATGGGGCCCGGCCAGAAGACCCGCTACATCGATAACTCCGTCGCGAAGATCGCGGATGTCTACACCAACGGCAGCGCCGAGCTGGTTACTGAGCATCAACAGGGCATGTCGGTAGTCCTCGGCCGCGACAACACCGAGGGCACAACGGCGTTCGCGGTACGGTCAGCCAACGGAACCCACTCCATCCTGAGCTATGTTGCAACGGGCGGGTTGTGGAACATTGGCGCCAATACCGCCCTCGGCGTTGGCGGTAATTCACTCACGTCGCGCAGCATCAATGCCTGGGGGACGGTCAACGCTTCCGGCGCAGACTACGCGGAATATGAGCGCAAAGGCGACGACTGCGGCGAGATCGCCAAGGGCCAAGTGGTCGGCTTTGATGAAGACGGCCTGTTAACGACTGCGTTCTCCAGGGCTGTATCCTTCGCCGTTAAGTCCACCAACCCGAACCTGGTTGGCGGAGATACCTGGCACACAGCCGCCGGACAACCGCCTGTCGAGCCGGTCCCGCCGCTGCCGCCGCGCGCGCGGCCAGAGGCCACGGAAACCATCCGCAAGAGTGACCCCCGGATCGCGGCGCAGATCGAAGCCGACCATGCAGAAGCGGTCAGGAAGTGGGAGGCTGATGTAGACGCATACGAGGCGGCCATGGCGGTCTACACGCCGCTCAAGGAGCAGTTTAACAAGGGCATGGGCGAGTATCTGGCTCGCCATGAAGCAGAACGCCAGAAGGTTGATCGCATCGCCTACTGCGGGAAGGTGCCGGTCAACTTTTATGACGCCAAGCCCGGCCAATACCTGAAGGCGGTCGAGGGGTCGGACGACAGCATCGCCATCGCGATCGCCGACTCGCGGCACGACGACAACATCGTTGGTCGCGTGCGGCGCATCCTCGATGACAGCCGCGCCGAGATCGTGGTGATGGGCTAATGGACCGCCTGCTCTTCGCGCGGGATCACCACGGCACGGGCACCGAGCAACCCCATGCGTTGGTGGCAGCGCGTGCAGTGGTAGCGGCGCCGGTAGGGAAGGGCCAGTCGGGGATCTTCCTCGATCCATTCATGATCGGTCGTGCCGTCTCTGCACTCGGTCTCGGTCATGGCCTATTCGCACATATCAGCGTCGACCCATGTCAGGTCTGCTCTCAGGAGATGGTCGGTGCCTTGGAAAAATTCGGCTTTCTTGAAGGGGGCAGGCATGAAACGCAGGATGCGTGGGAGGTCGAAGTGAGCGTCGGACGGAACCTCATCGGACTTCCGCCCGAAGCCGCAGACGTTGATGCCAAGGTGGGCAAAAGTGCCCTCCCGGCAATCGAAGCCCATGGAGACCAGCCAGCCGCCCAGTTGGGTGATGTTCCAGCCCGTGTGCCAGTGGCCATTGCAGGAAAGAGGCGTGTAACCCGGGACGACAAGGAACAGGTAGCCGCCGGGCTTGAGAAGAGACCGCAGCTTGCGCATCAGCGTCCCTGGGTCGGCAAAGTGCTCCAAGACATGCGAGCAGACGATGGCGTCGTATTCCTTGGTGGGCAGGTACTGCAGGATGTCCGACGCAACGGCCTCGATCTCGTCAGCGAACAAGAAGGCATCAGTGCTCCAGTCGGTGGCCGTGACCTTGTGCCCGCGGCCATGGAACCACTTTGCATGGAAGCCCGCGCCGCAGCCGACATCAAGGATGGTCTGGAAGTCGACCGGCAGTGTCTCCAGCCACCGCATCTGCTCAGTGAGCAGGCTGCTGTTGGAGCGGATACGATCCTCGGTTTGCAGCGTCTTCGTGTGGGCGACCTGGGTTGCGTTCATTGAGTGATCCCGTGCCCCCAAGTTATCACGCCATAGCAGAAAAAGAGAAACAGGCCGATCTCGAAAAGCAAGAACCCTATTTGCATGATGTCCCTCTCCCTTGCCCCCCCCCCCCCGTCCCGGAGAGATAGCACGCGATAGTTCAGAGCGTAAGAGCGTAAAGCAGCGGCCCCCGACCACTCTCACGAAGCGGCCGGGGACCTGACCAGAGACCCACAGCAAGGAGGCTGCGGACCAATGGCTAGAACCAGCGTACCGGGACAAGCGTTAAAGAGTCAGTGCGAATCCGCACATAGGACGGCCGATGCCCCACCCGTGGAGAGACGCAGTGTCTGACATGACCCCCAAGGTCGAGAACCGGGTAAGCACGGGGAACCTGATCTCTGTCGCTGTCCTGCTGATCGGCGGCGCCATCGCCTGGGGCGTGTCCCAAGGCGACATCAAGGCCTTGGCCCAGCGGGTCGAGGCCGGGGAGAAGCGCGACGACGACACGTCCAAGACCCTCGGCACGGTGAAGGAAAGCATCATCGAGCTGAAGGGCGACAACAAGGCCATCAAGTCGGACATCGAGCGGCAGGGGCGGCAGCTTGACCGCATGGAGCAGATTCTGCGGTCCATCCCGACCGCGCCCAACCCGCAACCCCCTCGATAAGGAAAGAGCATGCCACGCGAGATCAATGGTGCCGGCTACGCGCTGGTCAAGGAGTTTGAGCAGGGACCGATGGGTGGCCCGGCGCTGATGCCCTACTACTGCCCGGCCGGGAAGCTGACGAACGGCTGGGGCAACACCCACGGCGTCGTGCCGGGGAAGGCCATCACCGTCGACCAGGCGCAGGCGGACTTGGACCGCAACCTCGACTGGGCCGAGGCCTGCGTCGAGAAGTATGCCGGCAACGCAAACGAGAACGAATTCTCGGCCATGGTGTCGCTCTGCTTCAACATCGGGCCGGACCCCAAGAATGGCTTCCCCAGCTCGTCGGTGTGCCGACATCACAAGGCAGGCGAAAGGGACCGCGCGGCGGCATCCTTCGTGCTGTGGAACAAGGCTACGGTCAACGGCGAGCTGGTGGTCATGGCGGGCCTCACCCGCCGACGCAACACCGAGGCCGCCCTTTACCTGAAGCCGGTCAACGAGATCGCCATCGTGCCCAGCCCGCAGGTGGTCGCGCCGCCGAAGGGCAACGCCACCAGCGCCACGGTCATTGCCGGCGGCGTGTCGGTGGCGGCTGGTGCTGCCAGCGTGGCTGACCAGATCAACCAAGTGACGCCCGTCATCACCAGCCTCACGACGGCTGGGGCCTCTCTGCAGGGCATGCTGAAGCTGGGCGGGGCCGCGCTGTCGATCATCGCCCTGGGGGCGGTCGCCTTCATGCTGTGGCGCTACGTCATCAAGAAGCGGCGCGGCGAAGTGGTGTCGACATGATCGCCGCTGCGTGGACAGCCTTCAAAGGCTCCAAGGTGATGAGCTACCTGATCGTGGCCGCCGCAGCGATCGGCGCCGTCGTGCTGGTGCTGGCTCGAGCCTTCGGGGCCGGGAAGGCCAGCGAGAGGGCCGAGGCTGCAACCAAGTCCCTGAGCCGAACTGCCGCGGCCAACGCGGCACGCGCGGAGGCCAGCCAGCCCGTCACATCTCAGGAGGAAGCGGATGATCCGTTTAACCGCGACGCTCGCCGCTAGCGGCTTTCTGGTCGCCTGCGCGACGACGGTTGTCGATACGTCCTGCACGGCCTTTCAGCCAATTACCTACTCGGCGGCGCAGGACAGTGAGGCGACGAAGGCGCAGATCCGGGGGCACAACGCCGCTTGGTCAAAGCTCTGCAAATGAGGCCTGACGCTCTGTCATCGTTCGTGAAGGGCGGGAAGTAGAGGTGCCTCCGCTTCGCTCCGGGGAGTCCTTCAGCTAGACCTTCCTGCTCACCACGCGCTGACGCGCTCAAGGACGTGGAAGACGAAATTCTGATCTTCGGTCATCATCGTGCCGACAAACTTGTGCTCGCCAATTTCCTCGATTTCGTGGCCGGTCCCGGTGAAGACGATGATCCGTTTCTCGTGCTCGGCCGAGGGGTTGCACATGAACCACATTTGCGGCGCGCCTCGCTGGAAGGCGACAGACAGAATGCGCGCGCCCTTCGGCAGATCGTAGGCCGCCACGCCGGGCTTCAGCTCCATCTTCCAGATCGTCAGACCGCTCATTGCAGGACCTCATCGTGTGTGTAGCGGCAAAGGGACCGGCACCTGCGGTCCACCTCATTCTATCATTCCCTCATCGTGTGTAATGCAGTCTAGGAGACGGAGGAGGGGGTGCCTACGCGCTTTCAGCGCTCCGGGGAGACTGAGGCTAGACCTTCCTGCTCATGTCGCAGGCTGCTTGTTCATCTCGTCAATGAGTGCGTGCAGCCTTTGATGAACCGAGCGCGGGGCGCGCACCCGAAACTCTCGGCTGATCCAACCGCGCGACTCGATCCACTCGACCTGCTCTCCGTCGAATGCGTAGGCCCGCAAGTGATCACGGAGAGCGCCCCAAAGCAGAAGGCCCGCCGTGTAAACCATCACCTCGCGTCTATCTTCGCTCATGACTTCCTCCGTCAGTACATCTGCCCACGTCGGGCGAGTCTGCGATCCTCGGCGGTGGACGAGGCCAGCGCTGCCACGCGCATATACTTCAGATCGGTCGTGTGCCCATCCCACGCCTTCGTGTAGGCCGGCAGATGCGCGAACAGGTGGGCGTGGCTGTCGTGGTAGTGCCAGCTTGCTTGCCCCGTCGGCAGGTCGATGTAGACGCAGCCGTGCCACTCAGGCAGCCAGCCGGGGATGTTCGTGCGCGCGATGCCGGAGGGGTAGATCCCCGCCAGCAGCGCCACCATCCGGTTGCGCTCTAGATAGGCTGCGTCCTTCTCGCTGGCGGCGGTGAGGTGGGCGCGCGCCAGCTTCTTCAGGTCGCCAATCGAGACGAAGTCTGACGCGTTGCCGTCTTCTTCCTTCTCCAGGAAGTGGCGCGCGATCTGGGTGGGCTCGGCGCTCACTGGCGCACCCAGAACAGCGCGTCGGCGCGTCCGGTGAACACCGCCCATGCAAGCTGCCAGCGCTGCCAGAACGGGCCGCCGCCGATGGGACGGGCAGGCGCTACCGTGCCGTCTGAAAAGCCTGCCTGACAGGAGGCGATTCGCTGCGGGAAGCCGGAGTCGGCGGTGTATCTCACGGGCATGTTGCTCATGTTGGGGGCCTACATCTGGTTGGAACGAGACGGAAACGATAACGCGTGTGAGTCAGGGGGACAGGCCAGAACTTGACGCGGAATCAAGGTGGTTGCCCGGCATTGTATCAAAACAAGGCCGTATAATATATAGTTTCGCCAATTGCACGGCGCACACCACGCCTTGCGTGTCTTCCGAATCAAGACCGCTCGCCCTTCGGCTTCCACTCGCCGTGCGGCGTGCGCCCGTTGAACCGGGAGAGTGCCCGGCCCAGCGAGGCGGCCTCGGCGCGAGCCTCGATCCGCTGCCGAATTGATCCGATGTCATGCTGGCGCGTCTTTTCAATAATCGCCCGCATACCCGCAATCACCATGTCGGCCTGCTCGCGGATCTTCATCACGTCGCCGGGGCCTTCACCGAACGTGATGCAGAGCTTCACGTCCTTGGTCTCGGCCACGACCTGCTGGGCAGTGTACAGCGTGAAGCGATCGGCGTCGTCGCCCTTGTGGGGCTGCTGGGCCAATTCCTCGGGGCTGGGCAGGCCTTCAAGGCTGACGGGCCTGTGGCCACGCCTGCGGCCCTGGATAGGCCTGTGTGAGCCCGTGCGGGGCGCGGCGGTCAGGTCTGGCATCGGTGTCTCCTAGACGGCAGAATTAGAACTACACAGGCGAGAGGGAGCGTAGCGACCGGAGCGAGCTATCATTCACTCCCTTAAGGGAGAGGGGAGATAGGTGTTCCAAAGCCGATGACGGCTTTGACCCATCTCGTGCTGCATGTGAGGCTTTCCGAATCATGGTCAGGCGGCGTCGTCTTCGAGCGAGTCGCGGCCCCACAGGAGGCGAAACATGCGGAGCTGGGTTTCGTCATCGGCGGCGATCTCGGCCCACGGCTGGGCGGCGCGGTCGTGCATCAAGGCCGCGTAGTCGAAGTGACCACTGACGGCGCGCTCTCGGCCTTCGTCCAGCCAGTTGTACGTGAACGAGACCTTGAACTTGTTGAACAGCGCGACCAGCCACCCCCTGGGCGGCGACCATGCGGTTTGAAATCGCAGGATCAGGCCGTCTGGCGATTCCTCGACAGACTGGTAGCGGCCACCCTGGTTGAGCCCGTAGGCGTTCCACTTGGTGCTCCAGTTCGAGGAACACCAATCAAGCGCCGTGCCGGGGAAAGCCTTCTCGTGCAAGCTGCTGACGCTGCCCCACCAGAGATTGAGCGGCAGGGGGAGAAGCGTTGCGAAGTCGATCTCCTGCTCACCACGCACCGCTGCAACGATTGCGTCCTTCTGGGTGACGCTAAGGCCGGTGAACGTGACTTCGTTCATGACGTGGTTGGGCATTTGCAAAGCCTCTCTGGTCTGTCGGGTCGGTGATCTGTCAGAACTGATAAAACTAGGGAGACACAGGCTCGCTGAAAGCGAGCGAGCACTATCCTCTTTCCTCTTCCTCCAGCTTCAGGGAGCGGGAGGTATGGGTTGTGCTCGCCACTTCGTGGCTCGGTGGTCCTGCATCCTCTGCGTCCTGCTCCAGATCAGGCGAGGCAGGAAGGGGCATCCAGCGTAGGGGTGGATCGTGTGGCGGCTGCGGCTCGTGATAGAAGCAGCCTGGATACGTGCCGCCGCAATCGGATGCCCAGCCGGCGTCGTGGCCGGGATCGTCGCTAGATGGCCCAAGGTCTTTCTGCCAGCGCACGACACGCTGGTAGCCTTCGGTGGTGTAGGCCCAGATCTCGGTCCCGTCCTTCGGCGCGCTGTCCATTGATCGCCATCCCCCCGCTTCTGATTGCCCCTGCTCGATAGGGGTGGGGGTAGTGGCTACGCGGTCGGCTTGCGCCTCCCTACCGCTCCCGTCTCGTTCGTCGGCGCTGCTTTCCTGCTCCGGTGCGGGCAACGGCTGCCACGCGACGGGGTCGGGCAGTTCGCTGTCATCGGACGCATCGGCCCAGATCAGATCGTGATGGTTGCCCCACGCAATCGCGCAACGCCGCGACTTGAACCGCAACAGAATGTCGGTGCCGTCTCGCGGCGCGCTCGCCATGGGACGCCATGCTTCCAATGCAGGTAAGGCGACGGCACCTGCGTCGCACCTCAATTCCTTCTCGCACTCCTCTACTGCGGAAAGAAGGGAACGAGCGACGATCAGCGAATCGCTTTCTCCGACGCCGATTGTGCCGTCCGGCTTGATGTGGACCGGCGGCGCATCGGGCTGCGACAGGATTTCCTCTAGCTCGGCTATGGTCGGCCGCTTGGGCGGGAACGTCAGCGACGCGACTATCCGTCGTGCAGCTTCAATCACTTCGTCGCCGAATACTTTGGGAGGGGTCATGATGGGGTGCATCCTTCGCTTCGCTCAGTCTGGGTGTCCTGCATTACGGACCTTCCTGCTCATGGCCGGGCAGAGTGTTTGTCCAAGCGCAGAAGCTTCGACCTGAAGAGGGCGAAGGTCGGCTTCCACATCTGCGGGGCTGTGTGAACGGTCAGGTTCAGGTGGATATTGATCGTCGCGCCGCCGCCTTGGGCCTTGATTGAGACGCAGCCGGAATCACTCTCGGTGAGCCTCAGTATGGCGTCTGCCAGTCTTTCAATGTCGGTCATCTCGCTACCACCTCTCCTGAAACCTTCTTCTTGAGCTTGGAATGCCGTCCGCCCGGCCACGTAGAGCGCTTGCGAATGCCGAGGGCCATGTCCTGCTGCCGCACGGTCTTGGCTGCCAAGGGCGTATCGTGCTTGCGGGTTTTGAATGCGTGGCAGCGAACGCAAACCGCCGCGCAGTTCTCCAGGCTGTCGTCCTTGGAGTTGGCGTCAAGAATCACATGATCGAACTCCACCCCATACGCGAGCGGGGCATTGCAGCGCTGGGCGGGCTGAAGGCCGTACCAAGTGCCGACGGCCTCGCAGAGCTGGCCTGAGCGGCGCAGGGCCTGCCGCTTGACGGGCTTGGTGAAGTTGGCGCGGTCGCTCATGCCGAGGCAGCCTCCGGTACGGTGATGGCAATGTCCTGCGCCGTGGCCCACGTCCGACCGCGTTTGATGTTCCCTACTGTCGTCTGGTGGACGCCGTATGCGCGGGCAATGGTGGACTGCGAGCGCGAGTCGGCGCGGATGGCGCGGACCTGATCAATTGTCAGGGTCGTCTTGTGATGCTGCTCACCGAAAACCTTACCCTGCCGCCCCTTGGCGTGCATGTCCGCGACGTTGTCGGCTTGAGTTCCGAGGAACAGATGCGCGGGGTTCTGGCAGGCACGGTTGTCGCAGCGGTGAAGCACCTTGAGCGTCATGGGGAAATGATCGTTGGCAAACAGCCACGCCGCGCGATGCGCCAGAACGCAGCCGCCATCTAGGCCAAAGAGGCCATACCCGGCCTTGTTGCGCGCACCGACCCACGGCCAGCACGCATCAGGGCCACCGCTCTTGTCAGTATAGGCGGAATGACGCTGCTTGGGCGTCCAGTCGGCGGGTGATCTAAACTTCTTCATGGGTGACCTTCAGGGGGATTTCGTTGCTGACTGCCCATGCCTCGACATACGCGATCAGGCTGGTGGCCCGCGCCTTGGACATGCGGGCGCTCGACTCGCGGAGCTGCACCAGCCCATGGCCTTCAAGATCCGGCACCAGGCGCATGCCGATGTCCTCCTTCGTCGCCACGGCATGGGAGACGACCAGCAGGGCCTTCCAGTCCTCGGCGTCCATGTGGAAGCCGTTCCATGTCGGCTTGGCCTTGGCGATCTCGCCGCAGAGGGAGTGGAAGAGGGCGTTTTGGTCCAGCGTCCGGCCGGGCGGCGCAATCGTGACCACGCAGCCGGGCGGGGATGACGCCACGAGGGAGCCGACGAATTGCCGGTGCGTCGCGCTGCCCAGCACGATCTTGCGGCGTTCGTCGGTCATTGCAGAGCCGGGGCTGACTGCTTCTCGAACCAGCGCAGGAGGTTGTCGACGGACTGCTCGAACTCAGCCTGCCACGTCGCGCCTTCGATGGTCGCCGCGTTGTTCTTCGTGATCTTCGCCACGTCGTCGGGATTGCGGGCCATCTCGAGATAGGCGAAGGCCTGGTCCTCCTTGCCCTTCGGGGTCGTGTTGACGATGATCCAGTCGTTGTCGACGGCCTTCTTGAGCTTGTCGACTTCGTACTGTGACTTGCTCCCATCGCCGTTGATGAGGCCGTCCTTCTTGGCCTCGTCCACAAAGTCGGTCGGGCTTGAGTTTGTCGGCCGGGGCGAGCCGTTGGCGAACTCGCGCGTCGTCTCGCGGACGTACTTCTCGTCCTCGAACAGGCCCATGTGGATGTCGGCGCCCATGCCGATCTGCTTCATGGCGTTGGACAGCGCGTCGGTGTAGGATGCTTTGAAGGCTTCGTCGTTGGTGAAGGGGCCGTACTTGTTCTTGCCCATCACCTTGTCGCCGCCGACGCCGTAGACCACGGCCTGCATTTCGCCCTCGCGATACCAAAGGGCGACCGTGCAGAAAACGAGAATCTCGTCACCAGCGTTGACGGTCTGGAACTCCGGCTGATGCATGCCCCAGCCGGAGCCTGCCGGCCCGAACTGCTCCGTCAGCCGCTTGGTCAGCCAGATAGGCTTGATGGCCGTACCCTGGAAGCCACCGGCCCGCTTGAAGCCCTTCGTGTGCTTCGGGTCCGTCTTGGAGACGGCATCCCAGATGCGGAGGTTGTTGGTGGTCATGTGGACTCCTTCATCCAGACGCGCTCTTTCTCGGGGCAGCGTCCGTCGGTGGTGTTGCTGGACATGTGAGACAGGCAGATAGCCGCGCACTCTCCGGTGCCGAGCCGCTTGCAGAACTCGGCAGCCTGCTCGGGCGTTTCGGCCTTGACCGTCCGCCACCAAGGCGGGGTGTCTTGGAGCGTCGTCACGCGCGCTCCTTGAGGCTGCAGGCGGTGTCGATCATCCGGGCGTCGAGCGTGTCGGCCTCTCGCCCAGCCTCGATCCGCAAGGCCCACAGGTCGAAGGCGATGCGGCGGAAGTCGGGGCGGGAAGCCTCAGCCAGCTCGGCAACGGCGCGGATGCGGGATGCCAGGCTCGGGGCGTTGGACAGGACAGGGGAAAGGGAGTCAGGCATGGGGAGTGCATCCTTCGCTGCGCTCAGTCTGGGAGACTGATCCTTCTGCGGCCTGCTCAAAGCCGGGGAAGAACCGCTGCACTTGGATATGGCGGTCCTTGATCTCCGGTGTGTTCATGATCTTGCGTGGTCCGTCCATGTAGAGACGGGAGCCGAGGCTGACGCCGGCACCGGCTTGAGCGCCAGACAGGCCGAGCTTGTCGATCATCGGGTTGGCGAACAGCGCCTTGTCGATGTCGTCGCGGGCCGCGCGCCACACGTCCTTGTCGGCCCACAGGGAAGCGTCGGGCTTCGTGGCAAGCAGATGACGCAGGACTTCTGCGGCTACGATCTGGATACACTGCTCGTAGCCGGGACCCATGCCGCCCATCTCGATTGAGAAGACCGAGCGGCCCGCGTCCCATCGGGCGAGCCAGTCGGCAGCGTCCGCACCGTAAAGCTCGTTCTCGCGGTGGTCGGCGTCCTCGGCCTCGGTGCGATAGAAGACCTTGGCGCCGTCGATGTAGAGCCCCCGGAAACTGGAGCCGATGCCCTTGCCGTAGACGCGCAGGGTGCTGCCGGCCTTGGGCTCGCCATCGTGCAGCGGGCAGAACAGCGACCAGCCATCGGTGCGCTTGATCTCCCAGCCATCTTCATGGCGCTCTGCCGACTCGATGGTCACTTCTTCAAACTGATTGTCGTTCTCGGGGTAGGTGTTCATGGCAAGACCTCGTTGTGTGTCGTTACGAAAGGGGCCGCTGCGCTGCGGCCGAACTCAATTGCTCACCCTCCTGCAGGAAAGCCGCGTAGCCTTCACAGCCACGTTCGCAGCGGACGACATGTCGAGGTCGCAGGCTGTCGGGCTACTGACAGGAAGGGCCGCCTTGCCCTTGGGGGAGACCCAGGGCTTGCCGGTGGCCTCGTCGTGGATCTGGTAGCGGAAGGGCTTGTCAGGCTCTGCTGCCAGACAACCGCGCACAGTTGCGATGCTTCCCACAATCACGATTGCAGCTACGACAGCGCTCACGAGAGGCCAGTTGATTCTTCTTCCCGTAGGCTGCACTCCGTCTACGTGCTCCCTGTCGGCCATGTCTTGGCGATGGGAAGTCCAGAACTCACCTTCGTCCTTGGGCTGGGCGAGTAGGGGGTGGCTCGCTTTGCTCGCGGCGGACCCTGGCAGGGAGGAGTGCGTCACGACCACGGCTTCTCGTAAGAGCCGGTGAGCACGACGACGCGGCTCAGTGCCTCATTCGCGTATTCATCGGCCGCCGTGGCGGAAATGAACGTCGCCTCTGCGTAGCGCGACGTGCAGGGAACCAGATACCGCTTCACCTCCACCTTGCGAGGCGTGGGAGGGAGGAGGTCGCAGTCAGATGGCATCCGGCGTGAATGCTCGCCGCACTCCCACCACGAAAATACGCTGCCATTTTCGACCATGCCGATGATCGGCTCGCGGTCCGGGCCGCTGAAAGCATCACGATCGGTGGCGAGTATCGTCGCGCGGCCGCCACTTCTCATCGGCACGATAGCGCGGTCCTTCTCGTCCTTTGGGTAGTGCCCAGCCTCGATGTGCTGAAGAATGTTCATGGTTGCTCCGGGAACAGTTCGTTGAGGCGCATCAGCAGCCGCATTTCATCGTTGGGGATGAAGCTCGACCCGTTGTGGTCGGCGTCCTCGCGGTCGCTCAGGTACTCGCGCAGGGCGTTGACCAATTCCTCGATCTCGACGGCTTCGGCGTGCGTGCGGGCGCAGGCGAAGGGGTGTAGCGGCTTCACAGCACCCTCCCGATCGGCACGCCGTGTCGGCTGGCGAAGATGCAGACAGCGCGGGCCTTGGCCCATTCGCCGCGCACATAGTCGGCGTGCATGGTCTCGGCGTCGCGCTGGTCGGTGAACGTCTCGTGGTGGTAGTGGCCTTCACCGCTGCCGCTCTTTGGCTGCCAGAAGCTCACCACGACAAACTCGGTTGCGAGCGCGATGGTGTTCTGGATGCGAGATGCAGAAGGGGTTGAGGAATTGGGCGGGTTAGGCGACGCCGCTGCGTCGCACCTCCCCCTTTCTCCTAGAACCGGGATAGGGGAGGGGAGAGTGTCGGGTGCCATGTCTCAGCCCTCCGTCTTGATGCCAGCAGCCTTGGCGGCGGCGATGGCGGCGATGGCGGATTCCCAAATGAAGGCCTTCGCGCCCTTGGTCGTGTATTCGGCCGACGGCGAGCAGAAGCGGCTCAGATCCTCCAGCGCCTTGAGCATGTCTCTTGCTGCGGCGGCGGTAGAAGGGAGGTCGAGGGCGTCCAAGACGTGCTGGGCGTCGCTGCCCCAAACGTCGGGGGCGTGCTCGCAATCGAACGCGACGCCCGCTCCGGTGATGCAGGCTTCCGCGCATGGCTCTGCAAACCCGCTCAGGTGGTTACGACACAGGGCCTTGCATGTGATGGCCTTCGCGCTGTCCGATGCAGCCGGCGCTGTGTGGTCTGCAGGAAAGGGACCGGCACCTGCGGTCGAGCTATTATCCTTCGTCTTTTCTCCGTCTTCCCTGCGCATGCTGTCCGGCTCCTGTCCCTGTTCGGTAGGAGCGATAGTAAGTGTCGCTGAAATTAAGTCAAGCTGAAAAGTAAGTCTGAGTTAAGTTGTGGGAAAAGATGCGGTCAAAGTGCATATTTCCGCACCGTGTGTTCAATATTGCACAGAAAGATGATCGCAATTGATATGCGGAAATATCCTTCCCGCTATGCCCGCCAGCGTGTTGTAATATTCCCCTTGTCATTGCGGGGGCAGTAGCATGGTTGCAACACTTCGCCTTACACGGCAGTCACTTAGGCGGCGCGGAATGCTGGGCGCGATGGCGGGGATCGCAGCGCCTTGCGGTGGCATCGCTGTGGACAAAGTGCCCGGCCGCCAGTTTGACGAAGCCCTGCGCGCCGTAGCCAATGCAATGTCTGCCATGCACGGGGGGCAATGGACCGCCCATGTCGATCACGATGCAGGTTTTATTCTGATCCGGGCTCGGCCGGCGCGAGCGCGGCTTTCATGATCGCCCAGACGTGCCGGCGGTCGCGGCCTGTCAGCGTTTCGGCGGTCTGAAACAGCGGCCAGAAGCTATCCGGCCTGGTGGGGTCGTGGGCCAGCAGCTCAGCCGGGGTGCAATCCAACGCCCGGCACAGGCCCAGGAACGATTCGGTGCTTACCCACTGCTTGCC